CGACGAGCGGGTGGTGCGCGACTGGCTCGACGGGCTCGACGTTGTCTACAGCGCGGAGACGTTCTACGACCGACGCCTGGTCGGGTGGGCGAACCTCGCCGGGGTGAAGACGATCCTGCACGCGATGCCCGAGTTCCTTCCGCCTGACATGCCACGGCCGACGCGGCTGTGGTTGCCGACACCGTGGCGCGCCGAGCACGCGGGCCCGCATCTCCTCGTGCCGATCCCCGTGCCGCTCGACCGCTGGCGCTGGCCTGCCGTCAACGTGGACGGTCCGCTGCGCGTGCTGCACGTGGCTGGGCATCAGGCGGCAGCGGACCGCAACGGGACTGTTCCCTTCCTGCGTGCCTGTTCAATCCTCCACGAGGCCGTCGACGTGACGGTCGTCGACCAGGACGCGAGGTCGTGGTCGAACGCGAAGGTCGGCCCGTACTCGACGTTGAAGATCGAGGGTCCGCACGCTGACTACTGGACGATGTACGAAGGCCACGACGTGCTCGTCATGCCGCGCCGCTACGGCGGGCTCTGCTTGCCGGTGCAAGAGGCGATCGGCGCGGGCCTCGTTCCCTTGCTGCCCGCGATCTCACCGAACGAGTGGTATCCCGCGGTGCTCACGAAGACGTCGCTCAACGGGCGACTGTTCACGCAGGCCGGGCCGATCCGCATTGGCACACCACTGCCGTCGAGCATCGCATCAGCGATCGACCTCCTCGCACGTGATCGAGGAGCCCTCGCCGCGCAACGTCGACGGACAGCGGGATGGGCCGACGAGCATTCGTGGGATGCGCTGCTGCCGTACTGGCGGCGCGCACTCGAGGAGACAGCGTGATCGAACGGATCGACGCGTACGCCTCGCACGCGCACTACGCCGAGCACATCCTGCCCGTGTGGAACGCGCTGCCCGCCGAGCGGCGAGGCACGTTCTACGCGCCGCGTGGTGTGCCGTGGGGTGAGCGCGTCGCGAACGCGAAGCCGCAGGCCGTCATCATCGCTGGCGCTGTCGACGCGTACCGCTGGCCGAAGCTGCCGCTCGTGATGATCGAGCACGGTGCGGGCCAGACGTACCGGGGCGACGCGCGGTTGGCGTCGTCACCGTCGTACTCGGGCGGTGACGACCTCGACCACGTCGGCCTGTTCTTGTGCCCGAACCGCGTGGTCGGGGAGAACTGGGTCGCTCGCTACCCGAGGGCGCGTGTCGCGGTGGTCGGGTGCCCGAAGTTGGACGGCCTGCGTGACGCACGGGAGCCGGTGCGTGGGCTCGTCGCAGTGACGTTCCACTGGGATTGCCCCACCATCCCCGAGACGATGTCCGCGACACCCCACCACCTGCGGGCTCTGCGTCCGCTAGGGCAGGCCCTGGGCGCCGCTGGGGGGCTGATGGTTGGGCATGCCCATCCCCGTAGTGCTCGACGACTGGCGGGCACCTGGGCCGCTGTGGGCGCCCCGTATTGGACGAGCGGCGCCGACGTCCTACGGCGGGCCTCGGTGCTGGTCGCGGACAACACCTCGCTGATGTACGAAGCCGCCGCGCTCGGCATCCCCGTCGTCGCGCTCAACGCGCCGTGGTACCGCCGCGAGGTGGAGCACGGCCTGCGGTTCTGGTCGCACGTGCCAGGCCGTCAGGTCGACGAGCCCGACGACCTCCTCGACGCGGTGCTCGAAGCGGTCGAGGACCCCGACGCGCACTCAGCACTACGCTCGGCTGCTGTGCTGCGCGCCTACGAGTACCACGACGACCACGCCTCGGGGCGTGCCGTCCGACAGATCCTCGACTGGCTCGACGATGCCTGATCCGTTCCGCTCGACCTCGGCCCCAGCACGCATCGCGTCAGAGACGAGCGACGACTGGCTGACCTCGTTCGTGATGACGAACACCGTCGAGACGATCGGCGCGTGGATCGGCCCGTGGCCGAAGCGTGCAGCACGCGTCGCGGCGATCGAGGCGCAACGACCGAAGCCGCGCGCGCAACTGCTGAAGGGGACCGATGGCGCTCCCGCCTGAACGACCGTTCGAACTGGCCGAGGACATGCTCGACGCGATCGTCGCCGCGTACGACACGGCGGGCGTCGATCTGCCCGACCGGCAGTACGTGTCGGCAGGACCAGCCGTCGACGACTGCCCGATGCTCGCGGTCTGGCTGACGCAGAACACACCGTCGCTCCTCGACCCGGCCCTCGACGTCCTCGATTCGATCAGCCCGTCCGGTGCGTTCGCCTCGCAGTCGGGTACGTACGTCATCCGGCTGATGCGATGCCAGGGCGCGGTGCCACGGGTGAAGTCGCGGCGCATCGTGATCCCGTCCGTGACGGCAGAGCAGGGCGACGCCGAGGTGGTGATGGCCGACATGATCCGCGTGCACAACGCGCTCGTCGACGCGGTCAAGGGGTCGCCCGCGATCGTCGCCTGCAACTCGTTCGTGTTCATCAACGCGGTCGTCGTCGGCCCGAGCGGCGGGCATGTCGGGTCCGACACCACCGTCAAGGTCGGCCTGACGAGTGGCTAGCACGTCAAGCGCGGGCACGTTCGGTGTGCGCGTCGTCATGGACTCACGGAAGATCGCGGAACTCCTGCGCGGTTCGAACGGTCCCGTCACGCGTCGACTGATCGAAGACGGAGAGCTCGTGAAGGTCGCGGCGAAACGGGAGTGCCCGGTGTACGTGCCGCCTGCCGTGCTGACGTTCAACACGCGTGAGCGACGGTCGGGCACCCTGCGCGACTCGATCGTCAAGCGTGTGGTGCAGAACTCGTCGAGCGGTGTGAGCGTGCTGGTCGGGAGCGATGACCCCGTGTCGCTGTGGGTCCACGAGGGCACCGTCCCCCACACGATCACCGCGCGGCTCAAGCCGCTGCTCGTCTTCTACTCGCGTCGCCAGCAACGAATCGTTCGCGTCAAGTCGGTGCAGCACCCCGGCACGCAGCCCAACCGCTTCCTGATCCGAGCACTCGCAGTCCTGAAGGGACGGTACTGATGCCGCGCAAGGTGTTCTCGCAACCGCTGGTCCCGAACGACGACCCACTCGTGTTCGCACTCGAGGGCCAGCAACGCGTCGTCGAGGACGGCGAGGAGAAGGTGCTCGACTGGACCGAGGAGTTCACTGCCATCCCGTCGGTGCCTGCGGGCATCGCCGCTGACTTCGTCGCGTCGTTCTACACGGACACCCTCGGCAACCAGGTGTGGCCAGCGGACGCGCTCCTCGCGTATCTAGAAGCGGTCGTGATCCCCGAGGACAAAGCCCGCTTCGCTGCGTTCGCACGTGACGAGACCAAGAGTGTGAGCGCCCGCCTCCTCGGTGAGGTCGTGCAATGGCTGGCGCCGTTGCAGTCCGGCCACCCTTCGACGCCGCTCTCCACCTAGCGATGTGGGCTCTGGCCCACACGCACTACGTGGAAGGGCGGCTGCTCCTCGCGGGGTACCGCATCAATGACCTGACGTTGCGCGAACTCCTCAACGTGGTGCTCGCCATCCGCGTCGAGGGGCACCCGCTCGCCTCGCTCGACGACGCGCTCAAGGGGTACGCGGACTTCCTCGCCACGCCCCTGTTCGCGAGCCGTGAGCGGTGGGGCATCACCGAGGAGGAGTGGGATGCCAGAATGGCCACGCTCCCACCCGCACCACCTCGTGACCCGAACGCACAGCGACCCGCACGTAGAGAGCAGACCTGATGGCGGCACAGATCATCGGTGAGGCCTTCGTCGAGATCAAGCCTGACGCGAAGAACTTCGCGCAGAAGGCCGAGAGCGACGTCAAGACTCAGTCGACGAGCCTCGCGAAGACGGCCGCTACCGCGTTCGCCGTGACGTTCGCCGCGGCGAAGCTGTTCTCGTTCGGGAAGGACGCGCTGCGCGAGGCCGAGGAGGCACGCAAGGTCGCGGCGCAGACAGCCGCCGTCATCAAGTCGACGGGCGGGCAGGCAAAGGTCACAGCGAAGAACGTCGACGACCTCGCCACCGCGATCTCCAACAAGACCGGCATCGACGACGAGCAGATCGCATCAGCCGAGAACCTGCTCCTCACGTTCACGAAGGTCCGCAACGAGGTCGGTGACACGAACAACGTCTTCGACCAGGCGACACAGATCGCGGTCGACATGGGCGCGGCGTTCGGCAAGGACGCGACGTCGTCGATCATCCAACTCGGCAAGGCACTGAACGACCCGACGAAGGGGATCACCGCGCTGACGCGTGTCGGCGTCACGTTCACCGCCCAGCAGAAACAACAGATCAAGACACTGCAAGCCAGCGGCGACATCCTCGGCGCGCAGAAGATCATCCTCGCGGAACTCGCCACCGAGTTCGGTGGGAGCGCCGCCGCGCAAGCGACTGCGTCCGACAAGTTGGGCGTGGTGATCGGCAACCTGAAGGAAGACATCGGCACGAAACTCCTGCCGATCGTCGACGAGGTCGCGCAAGGACTGAGCGTCGTCCTGCCGAAGGCACTCGACATCGCGACCGATGTGTTCGCCGGTGCCGCTGACATCTTCCAACCGCTGATCGACGCGGGCGAGAACGTCTTCGACTTCTTCTTCGATCCCGCGAAGGGCGCGCTGGGCAAGAGCAACTGGGAGCGCGGGCTGGAAGTCGTCAGCAACGCAATCGACGACTTCCTCGAAGGCAAGGGGACGAACAACCAGGCGACCGCCGCGCAGGTCGCGAAGGACTTCGGTATCCCCGAGTTGCCGATCGCCGGGCCCGCAGCACCGGCGCAGGGTGGTCTG